ATGTACGGCACCGTGACCAACCGCAACAGCCTCAACATTGAGATGTGCGGCACCGGCACCGGTACAGAGGCAAGCGAGGCTACGATTTGCAACGCCGTGGCCCTGATTAAGGCCCTGCAAGCAAAATATGGCATTGCCAATGACCACATCTATAGACACTATGATGTGACCACAAAGCAATGCCCCGCCTGGCTGGTGAGTGCCGCCGCCTGGGCAGCGTTTAAAAAGCGATTTGAGGAGGAAGTCGATATGACAAAGGCAGAAGTTGAGGCCCTGATTGATGAGCGTGTTGCCGCGCAGGTGGCGGCTTTGACCACCATTTCCGGCACCGGGGATGCGCACTCTAGCTGGGCAGATGCCGCCGTGGAGTACGGCAAGAGTTCTGGCCTGTTTGCCGGTGACGGTTCCGGTAACTACGGTTGGAAGAAGCTGCTCACCCGGGAGCAGCTGGCAGAAGTGATGAGGAAGTCCAGCACATGACCGGGGACGAGTTGCCCCGGGAGTTTGGCGAGATTGTCACATTTAGTAGGCGGCTAGTGAGGCCGTGGAAACTCGCCCTGCTCCTCTCTAACTCGATCCTCTGCGCAGTTTTAACGGCGGTTCTCCTGCGCCAACACCAGAACCGCTAGACGGCCCTGAGAGGCTTTTGAACTGAGGTACGCATGAATACCCAACACCGAGCAATTCGCGCCGCGCTGAGTGCCATGTCACCCCGGAGAGCCATTGCTTATGTGCAGTCTTTTGAGCTGCCGGAGGAAGAGGAGCGGTGTTTAATCGAAAGAGATATTAAGCGTCACTCCTGCATCGAGGTTGCCAGCCTTTTGAACGTCTCAGTCGAGACTGTTAAGAAGCGAAGGCAAGCCGCATACCGAAAAATAGCGGATTATCTCGAAAACTGAATACACTTTTAAGACCCTTCAAAGGCCCTTTGTGGACACTTTGGAGGGCCTTTTTTTGTTTATACTGGTGGCAAGAAAAGAGAGGGCGTGAAAACAATGGATCAGACGTTTGCATTTGGCGGCTACACCACATCCAACTTAATCACTTGCACAGCGGAAGGGGAGACCATCTATCAAACCGACTATCTGGGCAACAAAACCCCCGTGGGGAAGACCCTGGCGGCCTACCAGGAGTTGGAAGCCACCACCAAGCAATATTATGACAAGCTGGTAGAACTGGGCGTGATCGTCCCGGAGAAGTCCCAGGCGGAACTGATGGCGGAGATGCAAAACACCATGCTGAGTATGTCTCAGATTATTGCCGGACTGTCAAACGAGTTAAAGGAGTTGAAGGAAAGTGGACTGGAACAGCATTCTGAGCGCAGTGGGGCGGATGCTCCCAGGTGTAAATCTAAATGAGGCCGCGTCAAAGGCCCAGCAGGCCATTTCCGGCACGGCGGACAGCTTGGACGGCGTTACCGCCACGGCAAGGCAGCTGGGGATAAATCGCCAGGCCATTGACCGGATCTATAACCAAGTTGGTGGTACCATGCAGGCAAAAATGATTTGCCGGATGCTAGGCACAACCCCGGAGGCCATCAAAGCTGACGCGGAGAAGATCGTCAGCGGCCAGGCACCGGCGCAGACCACCGGCACAAAAACCAGGTTCCCCCGGCTCAAGTAGCCGTTGGAATAAATTTTTAAAAGGAAAGGAGAGAAAAACCATGATGGAAGACTCTAAGAGCGGAATGAGTTGGATTGCGGTGCTTTTTGTGATCCTGATCATCTGGGCAATTTTTGGAGGCGGCTTTGGCAACTGGGGCAACGCACACCAGAACACCCCTGTGGTGCTGAATGGTGACAGCTTCGGCGGCTGTAATCGCGTCTCCAACTGCGAGATTGAGCGCAGAGAGATCATTGACAGCGCAACCACTCAGTATCAAGTCGAGCAGCAGGGCGCGGCCACCAGAACGGCGGTGTCTGAGGGTGTGGCAACGATTGTTGACCAGAATAATCGCCTGTACATCCAGGGTCTCAACGAAAAGCTGTATGATCTGAAGATGGAGAACCAGACCTTGAAGGGCCAGATTTATTCTGACGCTAAGTTCAATGCGCTGACCACCCAGATCAGTGATTGCTGCTGCGGCTTCAACCGTAGAATGGATGCCATTGAGGCGCAGATGCTCACAAAGCCTCTGCTGTCCGGCGTGGCGGCTACTGCGGCGGGACAGGTAATCCCTGCCAGCTTCTACACCCCTTGCGGTTGTGGCGCAAACATCTGATTTTTAGGCCCTTCTGGCCGGGTTTGGCGGGGGCAGTCGCCCCCGCTTTTTTAACGCACGGGCGCGCGATGAGGAACGCACGCGTGCGTTCTGCGTGCGTTGACACTTGCAATAGCCTGAGTGACACTTTTCGATTTGTCAATAGTTCGTAAGGTTTTTAAGGTCGAATCCAAGTAATTCCCAAGTCGGACAAAACATAGGGCAAGTTACCGGCAAGTTAAAAAACCTAGTGTTTTCAATGGGTGCGGGGCTTTTTAGATTAGAATACAGAGCAACGAGCAAGTTAAAGCCTTGCGATTGGCCTTACGATTCAAGTTATGGTTGACATTTTCGCCGCAGAAATTGAAAAAATCAATTAAATGTTGAGAAACTCAATTGACACTTAACGGAAATCAATTGACACTTAACCAAAATCAATTGACGCATAAACAAAGCCAATTGAAACTTAACTGAAAGGAGTTAAAACAATGAGTTGTAAATCTGCTATTTATACCGCCTCCACTGGGCCTGTCACCGTGGCCTCTGGCGGCACTATCCCGCTTGGATCAAGAATTACCTGGTATGGCAATAGTATTGCTTTGAATGGGAATACCATTGCGTGCAACAAGCAAGGATTTTATAATGTCAACGTCTCTATCACTGCAAATCCGACTATCGCCGGAACCGTGACTGCAACCTTGTATAAAAATGGAGTCCCTTATCCCGGTGCTACTGTTTCCGACTCGGTAACAACTGCCGGAAACCCTGTGTCCTTGCCAATTAACACTCAGATCAGAGTCCCCTGTGATGGGAATACTGCCGCTTTGACACTGGTTCTCACCGGCAATGCGTCCATTGTCAATAACACGGCAATCACGGTGGAAAAGGTATGATTGAACTAGTGCTAGGAATCATCTTGGGCGGCATGGCCTTTACAGAGAAGGGGCATGAGATTGGAAACAAAGTTGGAGAGGCGGCTGTGAACGTTGGGAAAACTGCCCTTGAAAACCTCAAGAAAAAGGAGGAGAGCGAAAAATGATACGAAGCTATGGGAATACGAAGGTTCTCGATCTCCTCTCCCAAGCGGTGGACATTGCCGGGAACGGAGAAGCATTCCACATTAAGATGATGTGTTTTACCCAGAAGCAGGGCTTCCAAGGGCACAAAGCATTGAACCGCTTCGAGAGTAGCCACGACAGAGAATGGCGCGTCAAGATGCAAAACTATTCCCTTGATATGTTTGATGAGACGATTAAACCCAGGTGGGACTATTCTATTAGTGAGCCGGGGAACCTAAAAGCCTACCTCGAAGCTTATCTTGATTGGGAGGTATATGTTTATAGCAAGCTGAGCGCGATCACCTACGAACTGCGCGCGAACGGATTCCCTTGTGAAGCCGAACTTGTTAAAGAGGGACTTCCCCAAGAGGAGATCAAGTACATTCGGCGGATGCTCAAAGAGTATAGCCTGACCGGGTGGGACATGGCATACATTTTGGAGCAGGATGAGGAGATCGGAAAGATGGTGCTAGAGTGGGAAGTAAACGGATAGTGTTAGTAACGTGTTAGTAACCCGTGCTTGCTTTGACCTGTTTTAGCCTGTTTAAGTTTTGGAAATAATTTAAAAACAGGCTAAAACTTGTTATAACAATCCAGAATCGTCACGCAAGAAATTTGGATTCTGCCTTTTAAGCAGGGTGTCCGGGGTTCGAGTCCCCGTTGGGTCACCAAGAAAAACCCTGTATTTCCAATGGATGCGGGGTTTTTCTTATGTCTAAAATTTGGGTGCTGTTTTCGATTTGTTAGTAACGTGTTAGTAACCGCGAAACTTTACCTTCCAAGAAAATCAATTTTTTTATGTCATTTTATACCTGTGTATCAGCGTTCTGAGTATCAACGTTTTCGACCGCCTCAATAAGTTCCTCGGCATCTTTCTCGATGTAGAAATTTGCCGTTGTCTGGTAATCGACATGGCCCAAGATTTTCTGTAAGATTTCCGGCGGCATTTTTGCTTTCCTTGCTTTACTTGCATAGGTGCGGCGTGTGGCTCTTGGAGTATGGCGTTCGATGCCTAGCCTTTCCAACAGGGGGTAATAGTCGCGGTTTCTAAAGTTCCGCGCGACTCGCTGGCCTTTGTACCCGGATAACAGGAGATCACCTTCGGCACGCTCGGCGAAGTATGCAAAGTAGCGTCTGCCCTCTGGATTGATTGGGATAATGCGGAGGCGGCCCTCTTCTGTCTTTTCGCCGCCGACCACATACTTTTCGTGGTAATCTGCCATTTTAATGTCGAAGAGCTCGCCGATTCTCATTCCGGTGTAAAGTAGCATAAGCACGATCATGGCGGCCTCGCTTCCATCCTCTTCCAGCAGCTTTATTTCTGCGTCGGAAAAAGTATCTTTTGGAGTTTTTTTCGGAGAAGGGACATGAACGTATGTTGCGAAGCTGGTGACAATGATTTCCTTCTGCACAGCCCAATCTGACATCTGGGTAATTAGCTGCTTGTGTTTGCTCAGGGTCGAAGCGGATTGCCCTTTCTCGATGTATGGATCAAGAACTTGCTGGAAATCTTCTGCCCGCAGATCTCGGAATTTTCGGTTGTGCAGCGGCTCAAATACGTCATAGGCTCTGTTATAGGATGCCTTGCCGTCCTCGCCAATTGTTTTATAATGGCCGACCTTCCAGTCCTCAAAGACCTCAGCGAAGGTCATATTAAATCGCTCATCAATGGTGCGCCCTGTCAACTTACTCAGGGCTTCTAGTGCCGCTGTCTTTGTATCATAATAACCAATGACGGTTTTCCCCTTAGCGGCAATCCACGGGCGTTTCCTGCGTCCTGGATTGCGGTAAACCGTCCCCGTTCCGTTGGCCCTCTTTAGGGCCTTTCGCTTCTCCGGTGTCTGTTTCTTCCCGCACCAGGGGCAGTATGATACGCCATCTTGGATTTCCTTTTTACACCGAATACAGTGATTCATATCTTGTAACCCCCAATATCTTGTGGTATAATAGGGGCATGGGAAAGCCCCTTTCTCAGATTGTCTCTCTATACACTTTAAGCTGTGCGCAGTTGCTCCTTCTTTCTGTGCACAGCGAATGCCCGTCCGGTGGGATCAGCACCGGGCGGGTATTTTTTTACCATCCCATGAGAGCGTGGGACACATAAAATACCGTCAGCACCACCGCCAGGCAGCAGCACACCAAAGCAAGGATCCACTCGACCCTTGTCTTATGTGCAATGGCGGCGTGTGCTTTTTCTATTTCCCTTGCTTTCTCGCTGTCTGAGCGCGTCAGGGCCTCTATTTGACCCTTTAGTGCCTCCACCTGCATTGTTAAGCGTTCCACCTGGCTTTCCTCCTGTGCGGCATCCTGTAAGCCGTTGGGGCCACACAGAGCGGAAATAAGCGGTTGCAGTGTGGTATCGTATCTAAAGTCGTATTGTTCGGACTCCGAACTAAATACCCGTTTCACCGTTGAGATGGACACCGGGGAGCCAAGTTCGGCGCACCGATCCGCGATTTGCTGGTTGGAAAGCCCTTGTTTTCGCTTTTCTGTCTTTAATTGTGCAATAATTTCTCTTGTGTTCATGGGTTCACCTTTGGCCCTTTTCGGCTCATTTGACGGAATGTCTCAAACGTGCCACAAATGGGCTTTGCTTTTGTGCATTTCGTGTGGTAAATTAACGTCAACGTGTGTAGCGCATGGACAGACGGAGGTAATCTTTCGGGCGGACTTTGGCAATGAGCACCAGCCCCACCCAGCGGAGCACGAAAACCGCAGACATGGACACGACAAACGGGAACATACCCCAGCCCCGGGACAAGATCAGGGCCACGACCATGCAGCCGGTATAGAGCACCGGGTTAAATGTGCTGATAAACGGGAGCCCCCCGGCGTAAAAGACCGCAAGCCCAATCAGGATAGCGGCCCACAGAGGTAGGCCGGGGCGCGTGACTAGCCCATCTGCCAGGGAGAAGGTTACCAGAAGCAACATTATAAATGGTGCCGTGCAGAATCGATAGAACAGGTCTAGCAGACCGCCCTTTGATAGGAAGATTGCAACGAGGCCAAAGGCGACAACGACCAGGGCAGGGCCAAGAATGATGAGGGCTATTTGACCTGTCGTGAAGCCGCTTTCCTGCGCGTCTTCCTGCTGCTCGGTGGCTGCTGTCTCCATCGGCGTTTCCGCCGGGGACTCTGATGGCAGCGTTTCAATGACGGGAGTTTCTGCGGCAGCGGTTTCCGCCGCTTCCGCCTCACGCTTCGCTTTGTTCGCCTCCCATGCTTCTTTTATCTTCTGCTGTTCTTCCCGTTCTGCCTGGGCTTGTTCCACAAGATAGTTGGGATTCTCTTTCATGGCCTCTTTTACATCATCGTTGACGCTGGGGTCTGTTAACCCGCCAAGTTCTGGCGCATCACAGACGGAGCATGGGGTATACCCATCCAATACCGCTAATTCAAGCTTCATAGTATAATACCCGTCCCAAAGGTATTGGCAGCCATAGACGTGGTATTTCTCTCCATATTCTGTTATATAGACAGTTGTGTCACCTGATGCAGCGTAGGCCGATAAAGACAAACAAACACACAGAGAAAGGAGCGCGAGAAATGGAAGCAATCTTTTCCGCATAAAAATCACCTGTCTTTAAAATGTTTACATCCGGCTTGACATTATAGAACAACCGTTCTATAATCGGACTCAGATTTACAAGCCAAATGTAACACACAAAACAGGTTAAAGCAAGCAAGAACAGCTAAAAACAATGTAGAAATTTTAACGGGGGCGAAAACATGGATTACAAAAAGTTAATATTTGCACTAATCGAGAAATGTCAGGATGAAGAGAAGCTACGAATCATTCACCTGATTGTTTCAAGATATTTGGGGTAGGCCAACGGCCTACCCCTTTTTTTCGTCCTGTGTTGTCTCTAGTGCCAATTTCTTTGCAAGCCGGGCCATGTCCTCCCAGTCCTCTTCCGTCCAATAGGCCATTGCCTCAATCAGGCGGCGGCGGAAAGAGTCTTCTTCGTCCTTTAAAAGATCCGTCATAAACGTTGCAATGGCATCTGTTCGGGGGATCGGCTTGAACATCTCTCCCTCACCGGTGCGGAGCCATGTTTCGTTGACTCTGAATTCGCGGCAAATGTCCGCGATCGTGCTATCACTTGGTGTTCCCTTTTTGGCCAGCTTAGAGATATATGCTGGGGTAACATTTATCGCTTTGCCAAAATCTGTTTTTGACAGGCCAGTAGCTGTAACAACTGCGGCGATCCGGTCGTTTATTTCGCTCATTGGTCTCACCTCCTATCTCATGACACAATTATAACATCATTGGCTGAAAAAATCAAGATATTTTTCAACCTGGTTGAAAAAAGTGGTTGACAAATAAACGGAGTTGATATATAATATAACCAGGTTGAAGATAAGCAACACAGAGAGACAACAAGGAGGAAATTGAAATGAAACTATATGATTTTTGCCAGATGCTAAGGCTCGAAGATCAGAAGATCTTGGTTGAGGACTACGACACAGAAAGCGTGCTGTTTTACGGAAAACGCGATGGTCTCCTACACGGGTATCCAAAGATGACTCGCACCAGGGATGTTCAGGACGTATCGGTTATCAATGGAGAGTTGGTTGTAAGCGTTTTGTGAGCAGACCCCGCCCCGGAGGTTACGAGGGCAAGCCGAAACGGCCTCCGGGCCGTCCACCCAGTATTGACCGGCTGGGTGCTGATGAGGCAGGTCACGAAATAAGGAGGTGAGCACCATGAGCGAAAAAGAAAAGATTAGCGGCGAAGAGTTGGCGGAGAGCCTAAAGAACCTGAGCCCCTTTTTTAAGGGCTACATTCTGGGCCAGAGCGAGGCGAAAGCCGAACAGCGAAAAGAGGAGGCGAAAGCAAGTGATTCAGACGATCACCCCGGCGGAGGCTGCTGAACGGCTCCGCGCCGTCGGCGTAAGCACATCGGCGGAGAGGATCCGGGCCGGGCTCATTCAAGGGGTTTACCCCTTCGGCGAGGCGGTCAAGATGGAAAAGGGCTACTCGTTTGCTATTTACTCCCGGCTGTTCGAGGAGTGGGTGAAAGAGCGGGAAGAATAAAAATCCCCCGCTAGTCTGAGCCACTAGCGAGGGAAGATGAACGAAAACCAGAAACTACGTCCACGCCTTGATTATACGGCGTGGGAACTGAAAAATCAAGGAGGAAACAAAAATGATTTTACCCGCAAAAAGAATGAAGGTGCGCATCACCTTCACAGAGGCTGTGCTTGGCACCAGCCCGGCCAATGAGGACATTTATAGAGACTTCGTCGGGAGCAAGAGCCCGGACGCGACCACCATCGAGAACGAGGTTGCGGCCCTGGGTGCCGATGAAGTTGTGGAGAAGGGCATGACCGTATTCCCCCGGATGGAGGATGGAACCCCGTTCTTCTGGGACTACCAGATCAAGGGCTTTTTCAAGGACAGTTGCGGAGGCCTCCGCAAGGTGCCCAAGTCCGAATCCAGCAAAATCAAAGCCTATAAGAAGGAGATTGACAAGCTGATTTTCCCCGAACCCCGGCGCATTCCCATCCGTGTGAATGGAGAAATTGGCGAGTGCCAGCGGCCCTTGAGAGCACAGACCGCACAGGGCGAGCGGGTGAGCCTGGCAATCTCTGAGGAGATCCCCGCAGGATCTACTATTGAGTTTTCCGTCACCATGCTGACAGCGGCCCACTACAACGCCGTCGTGGAGTGGCTGGACTACGGCATGTACTCCGGCATCAGCCAGTGGCGCAACTCCGGCAAGGGCCGGTTTACCTGGGAACTGCTCAGCGAGGACTAAACGCAACGGCATTGCCTTGAGCCCAGCAGAAGAGCCACGGCGTTGATGTGCGCCGTAGAGGACTGCGCGGAAATGGCAGCGTTTCGATGTGCGAGGCAATGGCATGGCAGGGCCACGCGGGGCGCGGCGATGAGCAGAAAAGAATTGAGTCGCAACGGAGCCGCGGAGCAGTGAGCAGCCTAGCGCAGACAAGTACCGAAAAGGAATTGCACGGACACGAAGAGCGTCGCAGCGGCAGAGCCTAGATCAGATGAGCGGAGCAGCGCAAAGGAAAAGCAAGGCGAAGAGTTGAGCAGAGAAGGCATCGCTACGAATCGACGCGCAGCGGAACAGTGCCGCGAAGGAACGAACAGGACAGAAACGGAAAAGCGGAGCATTGGTACGACAAGAAACGGAAAAGTGGAGCATTGGTACGACAAGAAATGGTAAAGGTCAGAGCCGAAATGACAAGAAGCGCAAAGGAAAAGCGAAGGTCGGACCAGCCAAGGAAACGATACGAAGCGAGATGAAGCGAGTAGAATCGAGCGGAAACGAATTGAGAAGGAGTTGCGCGGCTTGGAGAAGGAATGCGAAGGAAATGAATGTGAATGCAGGGCAAAGGCGTTGACAAGCCAAGTGGGGTACTGAGTGGATGCGTGATGCGAAGCAAAGGCGTAGCAATGAAACGAACTGAAATGAATTGCTCGGATTGGAGAAGGAACGCTTAGAAACGGCGCAGGAAAGAATCGGGGGGCGTAGAAAAGGCAACGCGCAGAACAGACCCGGACGGCGCAGAGAAGGCAACCGAACAAAAAAGGAGGAAATATCAATGTTTAAAATCGAGCGGGCATACGAAGCCCCTACCAGAATCGAAATCACCGTCACAGAGGACGGGCAAGCCTGGTGCAACATTATGAATCTGAACGAAGAGGACGCGGGAACGGCGATTACCGCCGCCCTGGTGGGCGTTGCGGACAAGCTGGGCCTCCCCATCTCCGCACTGAGCAAGGAAGTGAACCGCAACCTGCGGAAGATCACCGCCGCGCGGCGTATCATGGGCGTTGCCCAGAAGGTAGCACCGGCACCGGAGGGGGAACCCATGCGGCCCCAGATTATCGAGGTGGTGGCGAGATGATTGACCCATTGAGAGACCGGCAACAAGACCCACCGGGGGCTTACTGTGACGAATGCGGCGATGATCTGTACAACGAGTGGTGGGCCTCACCCTACATTTCGGGCCACTACTGCAAGGACTGTTTCGGCATCGTGGCGGCGCGGGAACTGCGCTTCCACGAGGAGCCGATCCCGGAAGACTAAAGGAGGAGATTTTACATGACAAACCGAGAATTATTGGAGGCCGCCCTGTTATCCGTGGTGAAGGACAGGGATTACATCGAGTGCCGCCATGTCCAACTGGAGATTATCCTGCTCCTCAGCGACAAGATCAGAGGGGAACAGGCGATGGAGGAGTTCCAGGGGAAAACCGCCGTCGATCCTCGCTGCAATGCCGCGATGGAACTGTATACAGAGGTAGACTGATGGAATTAAAATTTAGGACATTAAACGCTCAAGAGATTGAGTGTAGGGTTAACCAATGCAGCGAGAAAGGCGTTGTGCTGCTCCTATACAAGGACGCGAGATGTGATCAGTCGATCTTAGACGAGACGGTAGGCCCGCTGAACTGGCAGCGACACCACAGCAGAGAAAATGCTAATTGCATCGTGTCGATATGGGATAAAGAGAAGACGCAATGGGTCGAGAAAGAGGACACTGGAACGAAGAGCAACACGGAGGCCGAGAAGGGGCTTGCATCAGACAGCTTTAAACGCGCGTGCGTCAACTGGGGCATTGGGCGAGAACTTTACACAGCCCCGTTTATCTGGATACCTTCGGGCAAATGTAAGATCACGACAGGGCGAAACGGGAACCTAACGTGTTATGACAGATTTGATGTAGCTGAGATCGCGTACACCGAGAGTCGGACAATTTGCCGATTGACGATTTTTAACAGCAAAACCCGTGCCATTGTATTTGATTGGGTGGCAGATCCCCCTCCGCAGTCCTTTGTCCCATCGGCACTTCCCCCGGCGGCTGACCTTAATGCGGAACCGGTGGTCTGCGAATGCTGCGGAGAAGAGATCCACGGCGTTTACGGGAAAACCAATGAGTTTATTCCCGCCTCTGATATCATGGCGATCTCTCAGAAGCGTTTTAAAAAGAACCTGTGCGCGGAGTGTACGGCTTTGCACGACAAGGCCAAGAAAGCGGGGGCCGCCGGTGGAGATTGAGTTTTGCAAAGGCGACTGGGACTTGGCGAAAGACTGCGGGGCGTGGCTGAAAATCCACGTCCCCACTCCCCAGACCGCCACGAAGTGGCTTGACCAGATGGAGCCGGGGAAAACGTATATCTGCAAGCTGAGTGAGAAGAAAAAGCGCAGGAGCCTGGATGCAAACGGCCGTTATTGGGCGCTTTGCGGCAAGCTGTCCGAGAAGATGGGGATTCCGCCGGAGGACATTTACAGGCGGCACATCCGTGGAATCGGTTGCTATACCGTCCTCTGCGTCCAGGAGACGGCCCTAGACGCTTTTAAAAGGGTTTGGGTGAGCAACCACCTGGGGCGTTTTGTTGAGACGCGAGAGAGCAAACTAGACGGCTGTGTCACCGTCCTGGCCTACTATGGCTCCTCTGACTTTGATACCCGGCAAATGGCGCAGCTGATTGACCACTGCGTCCAGGACTGCAAGGCGGTTGGCGTTGAGACCATGCCACCGGCGGAGTTGGCGGCATTGTTGGAAAGTTGGGAACATGAAAAGAAAACAGACGCAAAAAACTGATATATCAAGCGAAGTAAAAAAGGTTGTTTGGAAAAGAGACGGGGGCCGGTGCATCATTTGTGGTAGCACAAGGGCCGGCCCCTGGTGCCATTTTGTACCCCGGTCACATGGTGGGCTGGGGGTCGAAAAGAACGTTGTGACGCTGTGTGAGCGGTGTCACAGGGAGTACGACCAGACCGAGCGGCGGGAACTGTACCGAGAGGCCATCCGGGCCTATCTCCAGTCCTGTTACCCGGACTGGGACGAAAGCAAGCTAGTATACAGAAAGGGAGTATAAACGATGTTGAACAGAGTGATTTTACACGGGCGGCTGGTGGCTGACCCGGAGCTGAGAAACACCCAAAACGGCACGGCGGTGGCCGCTTTCCGCATTGCCGTTGACCGAGACTATAAGAGCAAGGAGGCAGGCGAAACCGCCGATTTCGTCTCCTGTGTGGCGTGGCGGAAGAGCGCGGAGTTTATCGCCAAGTATTTCCGCAAGGGGAGCGAGATCCTGGTAGAGGGACGGCTCCAGGTTCGCAGCTACAACGACAAGGACGGCAACCGCCGCAGTGTCACCGAGGTTGTGGTGGATAGCGTGGACTTTGTAGGCCCGAAGCGCAGCCAGGGCAGCACCCAGAGCGGCGAGAACACCTTCGTGGAGGTTGACGACGACGGCGAGTTGCCGTTTTGAGGGGGATGTGACGACGTGTGTCTGACGTTAAGTGGATCAAGATTGCAACAGACATTTTTGACAACGACAAAATACAGCTGATTGAGGCAATGCCGGAGGCTGATGCAGTGATCACGATCTGGTTTAAGCTGCTGTGCCTCGCGGGGAAGCAGAACAACAGTGGCGTTTTCACGCTGAACAACGGCCTTGCCTACACCGACGAGATGTTTTCCGCCGTGTTCCATCGGCCTTTAAATACCGTTCGACTTGCCATGTCTACTTTTAGACAATTTGGGATGATTGATGAGATTGACGGCTGTACCGCCATTACGAACTGGGACAAATATCAATCTCTCGAAGCGTATGAGGCGAGTAAAGAGAAAGCCAGAATCCGTAAGGCGAAAAGCAGGGAACGCCAGAAGCTTTTAGCGGGAAAATCCGAGAATGTCACGGGACAGTCACGGGACAGTCACGGGACAGTCACGCCTATAGAATCAGATATAGAATCAGAAGAAGATAAAGACTTAGACAATTTATCAGAGTCTAACGACTCTGATCGTCGGACAGAAGCCCGACGAGTGGTCGAAGCCTGGAACTCTTTGGGGCTTGCTCAAGTGCAGTCTATCAAAGCAGGCTCTCAGCGTTATACCATGCTGAACGCTAGAATCAGGGAACACGGAGTTGAAACCGTTGTGAAAGCTGTGGAGAACATCCGGCACAGCGCATTCCTTCGAGGCCAGAGCAAGAATGGGTGGGTGATCACCTTCGATTGGTTTGTCAAGCCGAACAATTTTGTGAAGGTGCTGGAAAACCAGTATGCGGACAGGGCCTCAACACCGCCGCCTGGCCAGAGCAAGACCGAAGAAGGGCGAACCGCCCAGGATTTGGCATACATGGTGGACTATATGGCCCGACGGGAGGCGACATCATGACGGTGCTGTATTGTCCCAGGTGCCGATCCAGGGCCGTCCAGCTGACTGTGCACCAGCTGGACGGCTGGGAGGTGGCTGAGTGTCCCAAGTGCGACTATCTAGCAAAGTTTGTGGACGCTATGAGAGAGGCACCCACGCGGAAGGAGTTGGAAAAATGGTCGTCGTCGGAATAGATCCGGGCAAAAAAGGCGGAATCGCGTGCTTATTTGGAGAAAAACTCTCCGTTTGGCCATTTTCACCCAAAACCCTGTGCACGGTGCTGGACTCTCACCGCCCCGACCTGGTGGCGGTGGAGCAAGTCCACGCCATGCCAGGGCAGGGGGTGACGAGTATGTTTACCTTCGGCCAGGGCTACGGCATGATACTGGGCATCTGCTATCACGCAGGGTACAAGACCGACAACGGGCGGCTGATGCTGGTGACCCCGCAAAAGTGGAAAACCCACTACAGCCTCATAGGATGCCCCAAGACGGCCTCAATTGACTTAGCTATGAGTTTATACCAGGGGGAGGGGTTTCGGCCCTCTCAGAGGGCGAGAAAGCCCTCAGACGGCATGGCAGAGGCTACGCTGATTGCAAATTACGCTAAAACCAAAATCGAAAGGGGGTGTTTGGGGTGAAATGTCCCATCTGTGAAGCGTCTACCATGAAGGTGCTCCAGACCATCAGCGAGGGGCCTGTGGATTTTAGAAAGCGGCAATGCAACGACAAGGAGTGCCGCGCCATTATCACCACGGCGGAGTTTGAGATCCCGGAGGACAAGTACGACCAGATGATCCGAAAGAGAGCGGCCCGGCGGGAAAGGCTGAGAGAGGCACTAAAGAGCCGGTGCCGGGAGGAAGGAAGTAACTAGAAATGACGTATAAAAAAGCGTACTACATTTTTAGTCATATTAACGATATAAGATTTACTACAAGCGAGAAACTAGAGGCCCTATACACTGTGTCTCACACCGAACCGGCGAAGCGGATCAGCCCAGCGTACACCATGACCGCGCTCAGATGGCTGACAGAGATCGAGCCGGAGTGGAGGACGAAGTTTAGAATGATTGGGATGATTGGAGGGGGAGTGAAAAGTGCACCTCGCAACAGGAAGGAAGCGACTGAAAATGACACATAAAGAAGCATACTATATCTTTAGCCATATTGATGATAATGAATTTACTAATGAAGAAAAGATCACGGCTTGCAGAATTATCGGCAATTCCGGGATTTTGGCCCCTAGCTTGAGCGCGGAGTACGCGATTAACAGAGAATATTGCTTTGAGGCGTTGAAATGGCTGTCAAAGAACGTGATTGAATGAGTGGAGGTGTCAAATAATGGACAAAATTGAAATCATCAACTTTTTCGCACAGTGCGTGAGAAACGCGGAAAGCATGGAGGAGTATTTGAGCGAGAGCGACAACTACGACCCGGACGACCTCCGGGAAGCAGCGAAAGAACGGGAGTGCTACTTAGCCGCTATTAAGGCGTTGGAGGCGATGGGATGAGCCTGGTTAAAATTGTCACCTCTGTCTGTGCCATCTGGGCGGCGGAAATCATCGAGGAGGAATAAAAAATGAAAGAAGCATTTGAAATTATTGGAAAACTTGTTGACCTGCAAACCGCCTATATCGAAGAGGCAAAATACATCAATGAGATGGACGGAAACGAAATCACAGCTTATGAGCGCGGGCAAGCGCATCAAATGAGAGTTTGTGCGGATGATATTAGTAAACTGCTGGAAAATCTGCCTGCTGATGTAAAAAGAGCGTTAAAAGAGGATGTTGACAGACAGAAAGCGTTGTTAAACGCAATTTTTAACGGCTGAGTTGGAGGCGCACAATGACTAGAAAAGAAATTTTGCATCAGGCGGAAATCTGTGTCACGGGCGAAAGACAGCATGATTACGGACGGCCAGAGAGAAATTTTAGGGTGATTGCTGGACTTTGGCAATCGTACTTAAAATACTCCGGTTGCGTCGGGTCAAAAACGGATGTCTGCATCTGCCCCGAAGATGTGGCACTTATGATGTGCCTATTTAAGATTGGGAGGGCCTGCACCGGGGACTATCCGGTGCTGGACAACTACGTTGACTTGGCTGGGTATGCAGCCTGCGCGGGGGAACTGGCAACGGGGGCGCAGGACGATGAGTGAGAGCGGATGCTATCAGTGCACGGAGAGGTATCCAAACTGCCATAGCAGTTGTGAGAGATACCGGGAGTGGAAGTCCGCCACCCTGACGGAGGCGGCGGCGAAGAAGGAGTATTTGGATAAGATGGGCCGGAGACGGCAAGAGACAAAAGCCTTTAGCCGGAACAGAGACAAGGCACTGAAGGCCAGGACAAGGGGGCGGCAACACGTCAAGTAGGAGGCGAGGCCATGAGCAGTTGGCAGCAGGTGTATGTCAAGTGTCCATTTTACATCGACAACGGCAGGCAAGGGGCGTTTTGGCACATCACCTGCAATGCGCCGGGTGACGCGGATCGGCTCAAACTGGTATACGATGCCAAAGAGGACGCGGAGAAGCAGCTGGAACTCTACTGCGAGAACGGGTATAAATACTGCGAGGTTTACAGGATGCTCCTGGAAGCCTGCGAAGAGTAAAAAACACCCCGCCGGGGTTTCCGGTGGGGTGTTTCTCTGCTCAGGTGTCTAGCCGCTCTAACTCATGGATCACAAGCCGGAGGACGTAGGCCGGGGGTGTCCTGTCTCCGGTTTCCCACTGCTCCCATGTGCGCTTGGGGATCTCCAGCAGCTCCGCGGCCCGGGCCTGGCTGAGGCCCTTTTCGGTGCGGGCGGCTTTTAGGTCGGCGGGGGTGTAAGTCATGCCTCTTATTTTTCGTGCACTATCTTTGTCGTGCTCCCATACATCTACATCGTAACCGCTGCCGCGCAGGGTGGCGGCTTTCTTTTCGGCATCCTCCTTGCTGTCCGTCCAAGTGGCGAGTGGGACACCGCGCTTGATGTATACGACCTGATATCTAGTGCTCATCTGCTTCGCCTCCGTCTTTGACATATATCTCATACCAGCAGTAGGACGCTGGATAGCCGGTGTAGTGGTCTTTGAGGATGTACCCGGTGCCAAACTCGCCGGAGTATGGCGCGATGCTTGCGGCCTCTATTGGCTCCTGGAGGGTGCCTTTGTCTGCTAGCTTGTAGCCCTGGGCCTGCAACTTGTGTACCTGCTCCATGATTTCCATGATGGTCTCCATTTTTTGTTACCTCCTTATTTCATCAACAGCTTGCGCTGGCCAGCATTTTTAGGGACGTGCACGCGGTAGACGGAGATGATGTCTCCAAAATCTCGGACACTTTTGAAACAATCAATCATATCTCCAGCGGATTCACAGCTTTTTACGGCATCAATGATCGCTTCGCAAGACTTAATGTTAGCTTGGACGATGGGGTTTTCGGGGTCGTTTCTCGGATCTGCTTTCGCCTCGGCGATGGTCGTCTCTACGATGCTAATTACTCTCTGCTGGATCTCGGTTGCCCAGCTAAGTTGCTTCTCGGTGCCTCTCATTTTAAGTTCCTCCTTTTGATGTCTGGGGCTTTTGTCCTCTCCTTAACTTCTGGCTTTAGTATACCACTCACTGAGCGGTATGTCAATAGCTTTTTGCAAAAAACTTTGAAATTTTTTCTGCCTCAGATGAGACGAACTAGGGCAGTTAGAAAAGCGGGTGGGAAAATGCTAGACTTACCTTATATAAGGAGGTGAGCGGATGGCAAAGCCTGTGCCGTGGGAAGAGATCAAGGCGGAGTATATCACCACCGCCACCAGCTATCGGCAGCTTGCCACTAAGTATGGCCTTAGACATGAGGTAGTGAGCAGGCGGGGAAAAGCGGAAGACTGGCCCGCACAGAAGGACCGGTGGGTCAACGAAAAGTATATCAAGACGCTTGAGGCCGCCCAGGATGCCGCTGTAACGGCCCAGGCTGACCATTTGGCGGAACTCCGGCATGGGGTAGACCTCTGCATTAAAAAGGCCATAGAGATGCTTCCAAAGGCCAGAGACGGGCGAGACGTGGGCGCGATAGCCAACGCTTTACGCATCGGGGGACAGATGATGCGGGACTTTTACGACATTCCCACCCCGGCGGAGGCAGAGGCCCGGCGGATTGCCGCCCAGCGGCTTGAGATTGAGCGTAAAAAGGCAGAGCCGGAGGCAGCAGACCGGGAAATCACCCTGTCTCTCTCCCCTGAGCTAGAGGAGTGGGCGGAATGAGGATGCAGCTAGGGAGGCCCAGCGACAAGCAGGCACTAGCCCTGCGGACGCTCAAGCGCAAGTATAACGCCTACGGAGGGGCCAGAGGCGGCGGAAAAAGCTGGTTTGTGCGGTTTTTAGCTACGATCATGGCCGTAAAGTATCCGGGCATTAAGATTATCATTATCAGATCCAGCTACCCGGAGCTGAGAAACAATCACATTGAGCCGCTGAGGACGGAATTAGCCCGCGTGGCAAAGTACAACGCGGGGGAAAAGGTGTTTCGGTTTGTCAACAGCTCCACGATCTGGTTTGGATACTGCGCCAAAGACAGCGACGTAACGCTATACCAGGGCGCGGAGTATGACGTTATCTTTATCGACGAGGCCACAAACCTGCGGCAGGAGTGGATTGAGAAAATCACGGTTTGCTGTCGTGGAACCAACGACTTCCCGAAGAGGATCTATTACACCATGAACCCCGGCGGGGTCAGTCATGCGTACTTTAAAAGGCTTTTTGTTGATAAAAAGTATGAGGACGACGAAAACCCCGAAGATTACGCCTTTGTCCAGGCCAATGTCTATGACAACAAGGCATTGATGGAGGCGCAGCCGGAGTATAAGAGGCAGCTAGAGCAGCTTCCGCCCCATCTGCGGCGGATGTGGCTGGAAGGTGACTGGGACATCGCCGAGGGGCAGTTTTTCGAGGACTTCCGGGCCGCGCCGGACAGCAAAAAGGCGGCGGAACTGGGCATTGATCCGGAGGAGCTGCGGGCACAGCATCGCTATTGCCATGTGATTCCGGCCTTTGACCTGTCAGTGGGCGGGGCGAAGGGCTGGAAGATCATGCGGAGTTATGACTTTGGCTATGCAAAGCCCTTCTCCTGCGCCTGGTGGGCGATGGATTATGACGGGGTTTTGTACAGGATCTTGGAGTTGTACGGCTGCACGGACACGCCAAATGAGGGCGTTAAGTGGACACCGGATGAGCAGTTTAAACAGATTCACCGCATTGAGACCACACACCCGTGGCTGCGGGGGAAAAACATCTATGGCGTGGCTGACCCGGCTATCTGGGATGCCAGCCGGGGGGAGAGTATTGCAGAGACCGCCAACAAATACGGGGTTTATTTCGTGCCGGGGGACAATGACCGGGTAAGCGGCTGGATGCAGGTACACTATCGCTTGCAGTTTGACGACAACGGATACTCCAGGATGTATATCTTTGACAACTGCAAGGGGTTTATACGGACGATACCGACGCTGATGTACAGCAAGACCCACCCCGAAGACCTGGATACGACGATGGAAGATCATATTGCCGACGAGACGCGGTATCTCTGCATGAGCAGACCCATTAAGCCGGTGAGACCGGCGGCCACCCCGGCGGTTATCTACGACCCGCTGAACCAGATACGGGAGCATTGGAGGTAAGACGATGGCAAAAAGGCAGGACAGAGACAAGGACAGAGCATTTTATCAGGCGGCAGGCCAGGACGGCGGCACGATGCAGGGGCTTGACCCCATGCAGAGCGCACAGCCGCTTGACCTGATGCAGGGACAGACCATGCAGCAGCCTGACCCAATGCAGGGACAGCAGATGCAGGGCGTTGACCCCGCGCAGTTTGGCGGCGGACTCTCCCCACAGATGGGCGGGGAGGACGTGCCCACCGTAATGGCGGTGGGGGAACAGCAGGTGAGGAAGTTTAACGAGGTTTTGCAAAAGTACAAAGCCGGGAAGCACAACCTGGAGAACCGCATTATCTCCGCCGAAAACTGGTGGAAGATGCGGAACCAGCTGGAGGAGGAAAAGAAGAACGGGCAGCGGTACCAGGGGCACCGGAGTAAGAGCGGATGGTTACACAACGTCATTGTCTCAAAGCACGCTGACGCGATGGAAGCTTATCCCTCCCCCACCATCCTGCCAAGAGAGCAGGGGGACGCTGGGGAAGCGCAGATCCTCACCAGCATTGTCCCCTATGTGCTGGAGCAAAACGACTTTGAGCAGACATACAGTGACGCAAACTGGCGGAAACTCAAGGGAGGCACGGCGGTCTATAAGATCACTTGGGATCAGAGCAAGCTAGGGGGACTGGGTGACATCAACATCGAGAGCGTATCCTTGCTCAACATCTATTGGGAGCCGGGGGTAACCGACATCCAGAAGAGCCGGTACTTTTTCCATGCGGAACTCATGGACGACGAGCTGTTAAAGATGCAGTATCCCCAGCTGGCGGGGAAGAACCTGGCGGGCGGCGCGTTTCAGCCGTCGAAGTTTTTGTATGACGACACCGTCTCCACCAGCGGAAAGTCGGCTGTGATCGACGTATACTATCACATCCAGCAGGGAGGGCAGAGCGTCTTGCACTACTGCAAGTATGTGGGAGAGACCGTCCTCTATGCCACGGAAAACGACCCCACCATGAGCCGGACGGGCCTCTATGACCACGGTCTGTACCCCTATGTCTTTGACGCGCTGTTCCCGGTGGAGGGGAGCCCCTGCGGCTATGGCTTTGTGGATCTATGCGCACCGGTGCAAGAGGAGATCGACCACATGAGGACGGCGATGCTACAAAACACCCTGGCCAACGCGAAGCCCCGGTACTTTGTCCGGCAGGATGGCAGCATCAACGAGGATGAGTTTTGCAACATGGAGTCACCAATGGTACACGTTGACGGCAATCTAGGTGAGGATTCTATCCGACCCATTACCGGCGCGGGGCTATCCTCTAACTATGTCGACTATCTCTCCTCCACCATCTCGGAGTTGAGAGAGATTTCCGGCAATACGGAGGCATCCACGGGCTCCTCCACCTCCGGCGTGACTGCGGCCTCTGCCATCGCGGCCTTGCAGGAGGCCAGCGGCAAGGGAAGCCGGGACAGCAGCAAGAGCGCGTATCGAGCATACAGCCGCATGGTTAGCCTTGTGATTGAGCTCATCCGGCAGTTTTATGACGCCCCGCGCTCCTACCGCATCACCGGCAAGTATGGCAACGAGCAGTATGTCAGCTACTCCAACCAGGGCTTACAGCCGCAAATGCAGGTTGGAGCGATGGGGGAACCGGCAGGCTATCGGAGACCGGTGTTTGATATCAAGGTTTCCGCGCAGAAACAGAGCCAGTACACCACCATCAGCCAGAACGAGCTCATGTTGCAGCTGTTCCAGCTGGGGATGTTTAATCCCCAGGCGGTTGACCAGGCGTTGATGTGCCTGGAAGGGATGCAGTTTGAGGGCAAGGAGGAGCTTTGCGGCAGAATCGCCCAGCAAGGGACGATGCAGCAACAGCTTATCACCTGGCAGCAGATGGCCCTTGCGCTGGCCCAGCGGTATGAGCCCGGCATGGTGGATGGCCTGGCGCAGAGTGCTATGCAGGGCGTAAACGGCGGCGCGGCGGTCAAGGCCAGCAGCCAGCCGGTGAACCTCAGCGACAGCAAAGAGGCAAGCAACGTAAGCACCGGGGCACAAACGCTGGTGGACAATGCCCGGCAGAAGAGCCAGGAGGCCAGCCAGCCCACGGAGAATAGGGCGGTGGCAAAGCGTGATTAAGTGTTACTATGACAGGAAAGCCCACTACCTCCACATTGGAGGCCATGCAGGTGGGAAGTACGGAGAGGATCTTGTATGCGCGGCGGTGTCTACCCTGGTGCAAGCCCTCAAGGCAAACATTGACCAGACCCCCGACCTCTGGGAAAGCACGGCGGCGGAACTGAGCAGCGGGGAGGCGTGGCTATCCATCCAGCCCAAGCGCGGCTTTGAGTATGAGGCGTATCGCCTGATGGACATCATATGGGAAGGGCTTATGTGGGTGCAAGGAGAGTATCCGGACAAGGTGACCTGTACAGCGGAATAATGACAGGGAGGGCGGTTAGAAATCGCCCTCCCTATTATTGTATGATGAGACCATAAGGAGCCGTTGGCCTAACCAACAGATTTTAGGGAGGTGTCCCATGTTAAACACAAGACAATGGTTCTGGGCGATCCAGATCTTTGCCGACGGAGGCGGAGACGGTGGAGCCGGGGCCGCATCGGGCGAAGGTGCAGCAGCACCGGCGGAGGCCGCCGCTCCGCAGATGAGCAAAGAGGAACGGCTGATCTCTTTGGGCGTGCCAAAGGAAAAGCTTAGAACCTCGAAACGGGCGCAAAAGCAGCCGGAACCGAAGGCCGCCGAGAAGGTGACAGAGGAACCGGCACAGGAACAGGCCGCCGCTGTCCAGACGGAAGAAACGACTGAGGCAAAAGCCGCCCGCATGACCTGGGACGAGATCATGGCTGATCCCGAGTATAACAAGGCCATGCAGGAGACCGTTAAGAGCCGACTCAAGGGAAGCAAGCAGGCACAGGAGCAGCTGGACGCATTGAAGCCAATGCTGGAATTGCTCAGTGGCGTTTACGGTGTTGCCCCCACCGACACCGCAGGACTGGTGGAAGCCGTCCAGAAAGACGACCACTATTATGAACAGAAGGCAATGGAAATGGGTACCAGCGTGGAGATTGCCCGGCGGGTGGACACCCTGGAACGGGAGAAAGCCCAGCGGGAAGCGCAAGACCAGCAGACCATTGAACAGCAGAAGTTTAGGAGCCACATCATCTCGCTGGAACAGCAGGGAGAAGCCTTGAAGCAGAAGTACCCCAGCTTTGATCTCAGGGCAGAGTTGCAGAACGACAAGTTTGCGCGGCTCACTTCCCCCGGCGTTGGTCTGAGTGTGGAGGATGCCTATTATACCGTGCACCGGGCCGAGATCCAAGCGGCCCAGGCAAAGGCGGTACAGCAGCAGACCGCACAACAGATCTCCAACTCCATCCAGGCAGGCAAGAGCAGACCCGCAGAAAACGGCTCTGGAAGCCAGGCCGCAACGACCGTCAAGATGAATTACCGTGACATGAGTCCGCAGCAGCGGGAGGCACTGAGACAGCGCATCCGCAATGCGGCAGCAAGGGGAGAGAAAATCTATCCCGGACAGTAACCGAGACCACCCCCCTTGCACAAATACAAAGGGAGGAAGATTATGAACACCACTTACGAAAAGCTACAGCTGTTCGCCGACGCTGGCACCACCGTCAACGCCTCTACCGGCTTTGTGAATGCCTACACCGGCGAGACCACCAACTTTACCACCACCAACACCCTGGCCCCCGAACTGAAAGAGTATTATGACACCGAACTCCTGGAGAATGCCAGAGTCGAGATGTACTTTGCCCAGTTCGGCAAAAAGCAGGGCCTTCCCGCCGGTAACGGCACCACCGTGGAGTGGAGAAAGTGGAACACCTTTGATAAGGCTGGCAAGCTCCAGGAAGGCGTGATCCCCACCGGGCAGAAGTTCGGCGTTACTAAGCTGACTGGATCCATTGACCAGTACGGCACCTATACCGCCATCACCGACCGGCTGGAACTCCACGCCTATGACGACGTGATCCTGGGTGCTACCGAGGAGATGGGCGCATCTGCCGCAGAGACCCAGGAGACCTTGATCCGGGACGCGCTGATGGTTGGCACCAACGTGCAGTTCTGCCCCAACGTTTCCACCACCGGTACCGAGACCGCAAACACCAGCCTGTCCACGATGGACGCCACCGCCGTGCTGACTCCTAAGGAGGTCAACAAGGCATTCACCACCATGAAGAAGAACCGCGTACCCCGCATCAACGGCAAGTATGTGGCCGTGATCCACCCCTCTGTTGCCTTTGACCTGCGGCAGAGCGACGAGTGGATTGAAGCCCACAAGTACGCATCCACCACCGAGCTGTTTAACGGCGAGATTGGTGAACTCCACGGCGTGCGGTTCGTGGAGGACTCCTTTGCCACCGTGATGAGCGGCGCAAAGGCCGGTATGGCCTACGCGACCATGTTCTTCGGCAAGGACGCTTTCGGCATCATCGACCCCGAGGGCGGCGCGCTGGAAATGATCGTCCACGACAAGGACGAGATCGGCGGCCCCCTGAACCAGTTCAGCACCATTGGCTATAAGTTTATGACCAACGGCGCAACCATCCTCTACCAGGAGCGTATGCTGAGAGTGATGTCCACCAGCGCATATTCCGGCCTGGATGAGGCCAACTATACCGCAGGCTGAGGAGGCTTGACAAATGGCAGCAAAAGCAACCACTAGCGAGGAGATGGAGGAACTGTACATCCCTCGCGGCACCAAGCAGGAGGAACAGAACGTGCTCATTGGTATCAATGGCAAGAACTGGCTCCTTCCGAAGGGCGCAACCAGCAAGGTTCCCGTTTATGTCGCTGAGGAGTACCGGAGAAGTCAGCGCGCCGCCGACTACTTCGCCCAGCGTTCCGAAGAACTCCAGAACCAGACTGGCGAATAACAAAAGACGAGGACGGGGGGCTATCAAGTCCCCCGTTTTTCGCAAGGAGGATAGACCATGACCTATCGGGAAATTATCGACCTGGTGGACGATCTCAGGCCGAACGCATACGAAGACGACATTAAGATCAAGTGGCTTGACCTGCTGGACGCGCAGCTTTACCAGGAGGTTGTGCTCACCCATGAGGGGGACAGAGATAAATACTGTTACTTTGATGATGAGACCCCCACGGAGGACACCGAGAGTCTTGTCCAGCCCCCATATGACTATGACATCTACGTCCCCTATCTGCAAGCCCGCATTGACCGGGAGAACGGAGAGGACAGCAAGTTTAATCAGAGCGCGACCCTGTACAACTCAGGGCTTGACTCCTGGCGAAACTGGTATAACCGCACCCATAAGCCCATTGGGGCCAGACGGTTCCGGTTTTAAGGCGGTGAAAGCATGAAGTTTCCAACCATTAACGAGATCCAGCAGAACCAGGTATTTGTGAACACCTGGAAGGGCTACAACCACAACTACAAGATCTCCGACGGGGAAAGCTGGGACATGAAGAACCTGAGCCTGGACAACTACCCGGTGCTGTCCACCAGAAAGGCGAGAAAGATTAGGACAATCGGGAATAACCTTGAAGTCCTAGCGGCGGCGACGTTTTCCGACTCGCTTTATCTCGTTGTGTGGAGCAACGCATCCTCTAGTTGGAGCGTGGGGAAAGCGTATGGGACGGCACTAGACGAAGATAGCGAGAACAACGAAATCAAATATATTTCATCGTATTTTTCGTCTCATGGCATATCTACAGGCGACAAAAACCAGGTGAAACAGATTGTAGTGATGGGCGGATATGCCGTTATCTTCCCCGCAAACGTCTATGTAAACCTGGAAGGTCCAACAGATTGCGGGACTCTAGGAGCAAGCTACGATTCCGGCGAATTGACGGTTACCCTAACCCCTTACCTTTTGGGCACCGGAGAGATTACTCCAACGGCATCGTCCAGCGTACCGGAGAACCCCCAGGGTGGCGACTTGTGGATGGACACATCCTCTGACAGTGGCGGACTAAAACAGTATGACAGCAGCTCCGAAATGTGGGTCTCTGTTGCAACAACCTACGTTAAGATCACTGCGGACGGCATTGGGAAGCAGTTTTCTGTCGGTGACGGCGTGAACTTAGAGGGCATCGGCTCAAGGGTGAGTGAATCGGGTGACGACGATGATGTCAGCGAGGAAACCGTTTTAATGAGTTACAGACAGTCCAAGCAGCTTTCCGCCCTCAACGGTTCGAAAATCATCCAAGAGGTTGGGTCTGACTATATTGTCGTGATTGGGCTACTGGACGCTCAGAAAAAGCTAAATAAGGATCTGTTTTCCGTCGGCGTGTCCAGAACCACCCCCGACATGGACTATGTGACCGTGGCGCAGAACCGAATTTGGGGATGCAAGTATGGAACCAGCGGAACCAAGACTTTGAACGAACTGTATTGCTGTGCCCTGGGCGATTTTAAGAACTGGGAGAAGTACCAGGGAATCAGCACGGACAGCTGGACGGCAAGCACCGGGCAAGCAGGAGCATGGACGGGGGCTATCACATATGAGGGCAGACCGTATTTCTTCAAGGAAGACACCATGTATAAAATCTATATCTCTGCCAGCGGCGCACACCAGGTGGTTGATAGCGCGGTGCGGGGAGTGAAGGCCGGTTGCGCTGGCACGTTGCAGGTGGTGAACAGTTCGCTCTATTACCTGAGCGGCGACGGAGTTATGGGCTACTCTGGCAGCACCCCGGTTTTGGTTTCGGATGCCTTCGGGGAGGCGAGATACAAAAACGGTATCGCCGGTCACTATGGCTATAAATATTATCTGCAAGCCCAGAACATGGACTCGGACGAATATGCCCTCCTGGTCTATGACGTAAAGAAAGGGCTATGGACGCGGGAGCAGCTGTTTACAGGGCCATACGAAAGCAGTGAACCGGAGACCGCGTTTTCCGCGTTCGCTAGTCTGACTAACTCGCTCGTTGGTGTTGCGCAGCAGGTTGAGCCTGGCATAAATTCCCTTTGCGTCAGCAAGATCGAGGGGGTATATCAGGAGTACGCGGAAAAAAACTCAAATTTCGCCTGGTATATGCAGTCCGGGCGGCTGGGTATTGACTACCACAACCGGAAATATATCAGCCGCTTGAACTTCCGCCTGCGGCTGGGTGCTGGAGCCTGGATGAAATGCTATATCATGTACGACGGAGACGGAGAATGGCATGAGGCCGGGAGCGTCGCCAACGGACGGACGGACGACGACAAGGAAAGGACATTCCTCTTCCCACTGCGGCCCAGGAGATGTGACTACTTCTTCTTCAAGCTGGAGGGTGAAGGGGACGTCAAGCTATTCAGCATGAGCAAAATGTTGGAAACGGGGAGTGATTTTGCATGACATACTTCGACAACCCGCCTGACCTGACGGGTTACAGCACAGACGACAGAATCTTACTGATCTGGAATTATCTCTATAAACTGGTGGAGGTTGCCAACCTTGACCTGGACGAAATCCAGACGGACATTGCGGCACTTGGAAAGGGGGATAGCTAAAAATGGCGGCTTATGATTACGACAAAGAGAAAATGAGTACAGACGACTATGCCAAGTTGCAAGGCTATAAAAGCGACTGGCAGAAGGCAAGCGAGGCCGGGGACACGGAAGCCCAGCAGACCGCCCACGACAACGCGGAGGCACTGCGGAAACTCTATGGCTACTCCGGCGGATCTGCGGGAAACGAATATAACAAGTATTCCACAACGGACAGTTCCACGGAGTATGACTACGCAGACAACGTGACCTACAACAAAGCGATGGACGCACTCTCCAAGCTGGAAGACAGCAAACCCACCTATGCCGGGACTTATGACAGTCAGCTTAGTGACCTTTACGACAAGATCGTAAACCGGGACAAGTTTAGCTATGACGTTTCCACCGACCCAATCTACCAGCAGTACAAGCAGCAGTACACCACCCAAGGAAACTTAGCCATGCAGGACACAATGGGCCAGGCGGCGGCACTGACTGGCGGCTATGGCTCCTCCTATTCCCAGGCGGTGGGCCAGCAGCAGTATGACGCATACTTGCAGCAGCTGAATGACGTGATTCCCACCCTGTATGAAAACGCATACGATCGGTATAGCCAGGAGGGCACCGACCTACAGAATCAGTATTCCATGCTGGGCGACCTCAGCGACCGGGAATACAACAAGTATGCGGACGCACTCTCCGCCTGGCAGACTGAACGGAACTATCAGCAGGGCGTGGCCAGCGACGCATATACCCAGGGCTACAACAACTGGTACAACAGTCAGCAACTCCAGCAGGCGCAGAAGGAATGGGATCTCACCCAAGAGCAGTGGGCACAGGATCAGACGGAGTATGCAGACAGCCAGAAGGCAACGGCTTACTCTAACCTGGTTACCCTAATCTCCAACACCGGATATTCCCCCACCGAGGACGAATTGACGGCGGCGGGTATGAGCGCGTCAGAGGCGGCGGCATGGCTCAGTTACTACAACCGCACGGTTGGAACTTCATCTTCATCCGGCAGTTCTTCCAGCAAGAGCAGCAGTAGCAGCAAGAAGTCGTCTAGCTCTAGTTCGTCTTCTGGTTCTTCTGATACATCGAACAAATCCACCCTGACAACGGCACAGATCAGCGATATGCAGACCAAGTATGACGCGGCATATCGAATTGCCTATGCCCAGTGGATGGATTCTTATGACCCTGTGAAGAACAAAACGGAACTTGAGGGGAAGGCAAGACAAACCGCGTTGAATAAGCTGAAAGCACAAGGATATACCACGGCAGACTTGGCCCTACTTTAACTAGAGGTGAATTAGATGAGCACATCAAACCTGGGTAGCAATAAGGCATTACAGGACGAAAAGAAGAAGCTTGCGCAACTGGCACAAGAACAAGAAAGCTATGAGGCAACCAGGCAGGAGGAAAAGCTTTCTGACACCTCCTCCCTGGAATACAAGGTACAGCAATGGAAACAGCAGATTGCAAACGGGCAAGCGTCCCCGCACATCACCACAAAGCAGAAAGCGGACAGATCTACCTTTTCCACCCTGACCAAGCCCAGCACCCTTTCCGGGACTCTGGACAAGCTGACCGGAAGCGTTCCTCTGGGCACGGCAAATTCCCCGGCGGGGAAGATTGCGGCAAAGGCAAAGGCCAGCACCGGAACCACCGTTGACACCAGAGGGACGGGGGCCTCCGGCCTTGCCTATGACCTGGCTCAGGGCACGGCGGGCAATGCAACCACGCTATATTCCTCCCCCAGTTCCGCCTACTGGAAACAGAAGATTGACCAGGCTGAGGAGGAGAGCAGCTACTATAACGCCCTCTCTAACTACCTGGGCCAGGCAAACAAGGCCGGGGTGAACACCTCCGCGCTGAGAGACCAGAGCCAAGCGGAGACCAGCGCGAGACTGAACTATCAGAAAGCCCAGGCACGGGAACAGACCACCGCCGCAGACGGGAGAACCCCCGACAAAATCGCAAAAGACGACTTTGACGTTGACTCCGTTGAGCAGCTGTATACCTACTACAGACAACTAGAGCAGTACCGGGACAAGATCCAAAGCCAGCTGGACAACGTGGACATGGAGAAGCGCGACCAGCAGGAGCGGGAAATTGAGCAACTGGAAACCCAGATTGCAAAGGCTAAGAGCGTATACTCGGATTATTGGCGGTACAACAATCAGAGCCAGTATACCAGCCTGGTGAACAATGCGGATTTCGCGGAGAAGTCCACCGGCGGGCAGGACTACGCAAAGCTGTATTTCTCCCAGCACGACAAGCTGAACTATCAGTACGCCACCGACCAAGAAAAGGCGATTTTTAACTATGTCTACCGCACCCAGGGCGCAGACGCGGCGGAGGACTATTACAAGGGTCTGAAATACACCCTGGACGAGCGGAGAACGGAGAAGGTAAACGAGACCGCAACCAACATTGCGAACAAGCATCCGGTATTGGGAACCCTGAGCACCTTTGCTACGAACGTGACCAGCGGAACCGGCCTGGTTGACGCATGGGTTCAATACGCCCAGGGCGGCGGGTGGCTCACCGGTGACAACGGCATTCCCATGAACCTAAACACCCGTGCCTTCGATGCAAGCAACTATTCCAACACCATGAGAGGTACGGTGTCGGAGAACTTGAACGCAAAGGGAACAATCAGCGACAACATTCCCGTGATTGGCGGAAAGGGTCTGGGCGACCTCTACCAGATGGGAACCAGTACCGTTGACTCTGCCATTAACGCGGGGCTGGTTGCGCTGGGCATCCCCGAGGGGGTCTCCCTTGCCATGATGGGAACCAGCGCAGGAACGGCAGCTATCACAGACGCCAAAAGCCGGGGCGCATCGGACGAACAGGCACTTGCCTACGGCACCTTTAGCGCAATCTTCGAGGCCATGTTCGAGAAGGTCTCACTGGACAACCTGATTAAGCCAAGCAACGTCGGCAACTTGAAGCAGGTGCTCAAGGAGACCGCGAAGCAGTCCGGCATCGAGGGAAGCGAAGAGATGTTCACGACTATGGCGAACATCCTTGTTTCCGGCAACACCATTGGAGCCTACAGCGACTATAACCAGCTGGTACAGCAGTATATTTCCCTGGGCTACTCCGAGGACGAGGCGAAAGCCAAAGCCTCCTGGCAGAGCGTCCAAGACGTGTTGTTCGACGGCGTGGCGGGCGCAATTTCCAGTCTACCGATGGGCGGTGTGAGATACAGCGGAAGCCTTGCCTACAACGCCAAGACCGGCAAGAACTTTACCGGCACGAAAACGGAACTGCTGCAAGCCGCCTCTCAGCAGACCTATGAAGGGCAGGCTACCCCGGCGGCGGAACTGGCCCAGGCCATGCTATCCGGCACGGAGGCGGACAGCACCGCGAACCTGGGCCAGGTGGCCCGGCTCTATCAGATCTACGGCGGCGACCTGAGCACCTATACCAACAATTTTGATGAGGTCAGCGCGAAGCCCCAGGAGACCACCGCAGAGCCTACGGCCACCCAGGAGACCCAGGAAAGCCAGCAGGAGGCAGTTACCTACCGCCAGGAAGAAGAGGCCGCAGAGGAAGCCCAGGAAGCTCAGGAGGCGGAAGAAGCGGAGGAGGAAGCCGAAGCAGACAACGCCACGGACGAAGAGAAATATTATAAAGTAGCCGAGCGGGTGACTGGACAAAGCCGGGCCGAGCTTGAAAGCAACATTGCCCAGGAACAGCAGATTAGCGACCGTATCCAGCAGGTACGGGAAGCCATTGAAACCGGCGCGGAGACTGCATCGGAGATCAAGAACGCACTGAAAGAAAGCGGCCTCACCGGCGGCGAGGCAGAGTCCGCGCTGACGATGGCCAAAGCGCGGCAGGCGGTTACCACCAGCCTGGTAGAGGGCCGGTATACCTATGAGACCACCGACAGCTGGGAGCCGTTTTCAATGGACTACACCCAGGTAGAGGACGAGGACGGGAACACCGTTTCCGTTGCGGAGGAGTATGCCAAACTCTCCGGGAAGAAGACCACAGCGAAGAAAGCCGCAACAGCAGTGAAAGCCGCCACCGTAACCGCAGAGACGGCGAACACGGACATTTCCGGCAAGGTGGTGGGCGTGACGGTGGAGGACGGGAAAACCCTGGTGCGGGTGAAGTCCAGTGACGGCACCGTCCACGCCGTGGAGGCCAGCACCGTGAACATGAGCCAGGGTATGGAAACTCTGGTGGAGGAAACTGCCAAGCTGGGGAAGTACAGCAGTGTAGCCTTTGCCGCCTACAACCGGGGGCAGAACATCCAGGAATACACCAGCCAGTTCCAGACGGCGGCGGAGTTTGCGGAAAACGGCGTGAGCCTTTCCGCCTTGAAGGGCCTCAAGAGCCTGGATGCGCTGACGGACGCACAGAAGGAAATCGCCTATGAACAGGGCCGTGAGAACCGCCAGGAGGCCCGGAAACGGGACAAGAAAAGCGGCAAGAGAAAGAGTAGCGGCAATGTAAAAGTGCTCAAGGAAACCACCACAGTCCGGGACAAGAGCACCACAATTGAACTGCACGGCGTGGACGAAAGCCACATGGACGAGGAGCACAAGAGCGACTTTTCCGCTATGAAGACCCTGGCCCGGGCAATCAGCAACGCAACGGGGCTTGATATCGTCTTTTATGAGACGCAGGCGGACGAGGAGGGAACGTATCAGGGGGCCAACGGCTTTTATCTGAACGATACTCTCTATATTGACGTGAATGCCATGATGAACCAGGTTGGTGACGGCTCCAAGAACATGATGGTATACACCATGAGCCACGAACTAACCCACTATCTAAAGGACGCGGCCCCCACGGAGTTTGCCGCCCTGCAAGAGTTTGTTGTGAACAACCTGGAGGGGGAAGACCTGGACACCCTGGTGAGCATGAAACAGACCATCAATGAGAACCTGAGTTATGAGGAGGCCATTGAAGAGGTTGTCGCCGACGGTTGTGAGGAAATGCTCACCCGAAGCGAAGCGGTACAAGATCTGATCCAGCAGGAACCGGGCCTTGCGGAAAAGCTGAGAGCCTGGATTAAGGACTTTGTTGCCAGAGTAAAAGAGGCCCTGGGCCGCACCGGTCACAGCCTGGAAGCCCGCGCCCTCAGCAGCCACATGGACGAAGTGACCAAGCTATGGGACAACGCATTCAAAGCGGCGACGGAGGCCGAAAACGGGCAAAAAAATAACGCCCAGAAGGGCGTGGCGAAGTTCAGCGAGAGAGTTGTAAACGGTAAGACATATGTTTGGATTGAAAACGACGAATTAACAAAAAAGCAACTGAATAACCCAAAGTTCATGGCGGAGTATCTTGCAGACCACATTGGGGAATGTTATACGATTATCGAAAATGGTAAAAAGGTATATCTGGGAAAAGATTTTCCTGGAGAATACGCTTACTCGAAATACACAACGTATTTAAGGGATAATAATCGTAATCTTTACAGGGCTAAAAATCGCGCGGCTTCTGAACTTGGCCTCTTGATTGAGACTGCAACAAACGAGAGGTTGGAAGCAACAAGGCACGCAGATAACAAAGACGCGAAACTCGGTATGTATCGGTATGACTGCTCGTTTGCTATCCCGGCGAAAGACGAGTTCGGAAATATTCAGCGGGTAAATGCGTATAACGCAGAACTAATTATTCGGTTTGCCTCCGATGGGAAAAGGTACCTCTATGACATTCTAAATGTAAAAAAAGACAGCACTAACGCGAGCGATCTCCTAAAACAGGAGGCCGGATCGGTCAGCCTTTCGGCTGCCACACGTCGTACTGTCGTTAATGATAATGTAGCACAGCCCAACGAAAAAAGCAAGACTAAGTTTAGTACTAGGGACAGTCAAGGACGGAAATTAAGCCAGGGACAGCAAGAATATTTTCGGGATAGCAAGGTCGTAGACGAAAAGGGACGGCTTCGCGTGATGTTCCACCAGACGGGAAATGACTTTACCGTATTTGACCCGACAAAGACAGGTGCGGGTGCAGAGGACAGCGAGACCCCGTCCGGCATCTTTATGAAGCCGACGGCGGGAGACATTGGGCTTCGCGGGAAAAAACAAATGGTGATGTATGCCAACATCACAAACCCACTGGAAGTCCAAAACCGCGAAGCGTTTGCTCAGTGGAGCAGAGAGAATATCCCCGGATATCGTGAAGCAGAAAACAAAATTGAGGCAATTTCCAAGCAATATGAGGCAGAGTATCAGGAAGCGGAAGAGAGAAGCGACAACTGGTATGCCGAAAACTACGATGCGCTTGTAGCTGGAACAATCACCGAAGAAGAAGCAGAGCAGGCCATAACCGGAGAACTTGACGAAATCTTAGGACGGTGGAAGAAGGAAGAAGGCGCAGCACGGAAAGCGGCAAAGAATCTCCTTGACCGGTATTTTTCTGGCAGCGAATATGACGGCGTACACCTGGCAGAAGACGCGGGAAGTATGGGCAGGAGCGTAGAAACCTACATTGCCTTTTCTCCTGAACAGGTTAAGGACGTAACCAACACAACCCCCACGGAAAACCCGGATATCCGTTATTCCACCCGCGTCAGTGAGAGAGACCTGCGGAACCTGGCGGAGAAGCTGGGCGGTGAGCAGTACAAATACACCGGCGTTCAGAAGATGCAAAAGGCATTGACGGAATACTACCATGCCACCATCCCCGCGCTGGAACTGCAAAGCGATATCCGAGAGTTTGCCCAGGACGTAAGAACAGACACGGAGGCCGAGGACTATAGCGAACGCATCACGAACCATGCCCTGGAACTGGGCCGAAAGATTGCGGAGAGTGCCACGGAGACCTATACGGACGACCTCTATAGCGAGATCAGTTCCCACCTCAAGAATACGAAAGTCAAGATTGACGCGCAGGACAGAACCGACATTTACGCGGCAGTGGGCGCGGAGAACTGGAACCAGTTTAGAAGCATCGTCGGAAAGTACATGACCTTCGACCAGAAAAACGGCATGAGCGTTGACGACCTTTACACCAGTCTGCAAGGCACCTTCGGAGACGGGCTTTTCCCGGATCAGACGAATATGCAGTCTCAAATGGAGCAGATTCTTTCCGTGCTGGAGGGCTATTCCCCCCAGGAAGTGGCACTCTTTAACACGGAGGAGGAACTGGACGAAATCGCCACCACCATTGCCTCCACTCTGATTTCCGCAAACTGGGACACCGTGGAAATCGGCGGGAAAACGGTGCAGCTAAAACGCATTGAAACGACTTTGACCCAGCGGCTAGACGAACGGCTGAAACAGGTGCAGGCAGAAGCAGACGCACGCATTGAAGAAGCGCGGGCAGAGAACGAGAAGCGCGTGGCGGAACTGAAAGCGAAGCAGGAGCAAGCCCTGAGAGACGAACGGAGGCAGAACGCGAAGCAACTGAGAGAGCAGAAGGAAGCCGCAGCCAAAGCCGCAAAAGAAGCGAAAGCGGAGAACGCGGAGAAGTTGAAGGCCGCAACACAGACCGCAAAGGACGCTGCCACCAGAACCACCCAGATCAGCGCGCGGCGGGCCCTGGCCTCTCAGCTAAAGCGAAAGGGCATCACGGAAATCAGCGCGAACCCGGCGGTTCAAGATTGGCTCACCCGGTGGAATGACTATTACAATCAGTACAACGACGCGCGGCGCAACCTGGCAGACCAGAGGGCCATCATGAACGACAAGACGGAGAGCCGGGACGCGAGAACCGAGGCGAAGAACCGGGCGGAGATCTTGAAAACCCAAATGGAGCGGCTGGACAAACAGATGAAGCAGTATGAGCAGAACTCGCTCATGTCTCAGGCCATCCGGGAATCCATCATGGAAGTGGAGCGCACCACCAAAGCGCAGATCAAGGAGAAGCGGGACGCGCGGACGGCGCAGGAGAAGCTGCTGAAGCTGGCAAAGCGGCTGAACGCCAAGAACCTACCTCAAATGACCAAGAGCCAAATCACCGCATTGATCGGAGACATTGACCTGACCTCTATCGGAATCACCAACAAGACCATTGAGAATCTGCAAAGCCTACGCCAGTGGTATGAGGGGAAGAAAGCGGAGTTGGGTTCAGACTTTTATGGTATTCCCTCCGTTGAAAAGTCTCTGTCGAGATTGGACAAGACCCACATCAGCGATCTGACCCAGGAACAGATTGCAAATCTCCTTTTGCAGCTGTCCAGCATCGAAAACAGCCTGAGAAATCAGGACAGAATGCTGAACCAGGAGGAGAAGCGAACGGTTACGGAACTTGGCGAGGCCACCTTGAAGGGGCTGAAGAAGGTCAAAGGCATTACGCCCACAAAGCTGAACGCAGTAAGCCGCATGGTGAATGACAAGGCCCTGGCCCCGGTGAAGTATGTGCACCGCCTCACCGGCTACCAGGAGAACAGCCCCCTCTATCAAGCATTCCAGCGGATCAACGACGGGCAGCGGGATATGCTGGCCTATGAGAATAACGCGATGCGTCAGTTTGTGAAGTTCACGGACGACGACAAGTTTATGAAAACCTTCCGGGGGAAGAACGCCACGGAAATTGAGATCACCGGCATCGAGCAAGGAACCGGGGAGGAAGTCAAGGTAAAAATCACCCCGGACATGAGAGCGGCCCTTTATCTCCACTCCATGAACAATGACAATATGCGGCATATCTCCTATGGCGGAATCACGATCCCCGACGTGAAGCTGTACAAGCAGGGAAATGTATCCGAGGCGTATACAAGAGGAACCACAATCAAACTGGAACGTAGTCAGATCAACCGCATTTGTGAGGGAATGACAGAGCAGGAAAAGGCGTTTGCGAATGCGGCCTACCGCTATTTCAACCGGACCAGCAAGGAAGCCTTGAACAAGGTGAGTTTGCAGTTGATGGGTTATGAACTGGCCCAGGTGGAGAACTATTTCCCCATCAACACCAACCGGGATTTCCTGAGCGCAGACCCCACACAGCTGAAAATGGACGCGCTGGTGGAGAACCTGGGCTTTACGAAACAGCGTGTGCAGGCAAGCAACCCCATTTATCTGCGCAGCCTGACCACGGTTTTGTCCGAAAACATCTCGAAGCACAGCAAATATGTTGGGCTGACAATGCCGATTCGGGACTTTATGAAGCTCTACAACTACAATTCCTTCGAATATTCCAACAGCGTGAAAAGCCAGTTGGGAAAGAAGTGGGGCAAGAGCGGAACCGAGTATATTAACCAGGTGCTCACGGATTTGCAGTCCGGCAAAGTCTCCGGCGGCGACCTGGACTCCCTCTTTGACCAACTGCGCAGCAACTACGCGGCCTCGGTGCTGTCGCTGAATCTCAGCGTTGCCATGAAACAGGCGGCATCTTATCCCACGGCGGCGGCGGTTCTTGGGTTTTCTCCCCTGGCAAAAGCAAGCGCAGAACTGGCCCGGAACGTGGGCAGCAGCGTTGTGGGCGGGAAGCACATCAACGGCATTATCGAGACTTCCAGCAAATATACGCCCCTCTTGGAATACCGCGCACGGGGCTACTCCACCACGGAGTTAGGCGACCTGGCAAGCCGTGATTCCGGCATTGCAAAGATCTTGGCAAAGCCCGCGCTGAACTGGATCCAGGACATCGACCTTGCCACCACGGCGACCCTGTGGAAAGCCAGTGAATACTATGTCCAGGACAACAACAAGGGCCTGGCAAAGGGCAGCGAGGAGTATTACAAGGCGGTTGCTGACATCTATAACCGGGTGATTGAGGAGACCCAGCCCAACTATACCGCAATGCAGAGAGGGCAAATGCTGAGGAGCGACAGCTTCCTGGACAAGGTGTTTGGAATGTTTAAGACCCAGCCCTTCCAGAACTACAGCATCCTCTATGATGGAATCATGAACTATGCGGCGAAGGTGGAGCAGTTCAAGGCCGGGGAAATCTCGCAAACGGAACTGAAACAGGCGGCGAAGGACGCGAGAAACGCAGTTGTCAGCCAGGTTGTGCAGCTGGTGACGTTCTCCTCTATGACGCTGGCGGCATCTATGATCCTGGGCAAGGGAGACCGGTACAAAGAGGATAACGACGAACTCACCGTGCAAAGCTTCCTGCAGCGGTTCCTCCTGGACACAGGAAGCGGAATTGCGGGTATGGTTCCCTTCGCCGGCGAGATCTTCAGCGGCATCACCAACATGATTGAGGGCAACAGCTATGACCTGGTGAGCGCGGTGCAGCTGGACGCGATCAACGATATGTGGAGCGCACTCACAACGGCATACGGTGGAATTGCGGATATCCTGGCCCCGGCAGAGGAGGGAGAGGAAAAGCGCAGGAATTGGCATGACCTCCTAAAATCCCTGGAAGGTGCCGCCAAATCTGCGGCGGAGGTGGTGGGAATCCCCGCCTCCAATCTGGTGACCATTGTCAACCGGCTTATGTATGAGGGGGTAAAGGCATTTGGCGGGAGTGAGGGAATTTATGAGTATACCAAGCTCACCACCAAATACAGCGACACCACAACCTACTATGGTGTGCTCTACGACATTCTGGCCAGCGACCCGGACGGTTATGCGGACATTGCGGCGGAACTTGCCGAAAAGGGCGACTTTACCGCCGACAAGATCCAAAACAAGATGAAAACCTATCTGGGCGAGGACTTTATTGAAGGCGACTTTGACGAGGGCGAACTCTATGACAAGCTGGAAGCAATCGGCCTGGACGACGACACCATTGTTGACACCATTGCCGGGTTTAAGATCCAGCGAGATTTCGGCTTTAAGGAGAGCGAGGCCCAAGACAAATACATCACCGGCGAAATCGGAGACGCGGACGCGCTGAAGATCCTCACGGAATACATGGGCAAGAGCCAAGACAGCGCAGAAGATACCCTCCAGAACTGGAAGGTAAAGCGTGACTTTGGCCTCAGCGTCAATGACGTGAAGGAAGGCTATGTAAGCGGTGCACTGAGCCGGGAACAGACGCTCACCATCCTAACGGACTACAAGGGCAACACCGAGGAAGCCGCAGAGGAAAAACTGATGGGCTACGACATTTTGAAGGATTACGGCATCGAGTCGGACGAGGTGGACGACGCTTATATCTCCGGCGACCTGACCGCAGATGAGGCAACGGACATCCTTGTGAACTACAAGGGCAAGAGCGAAGAGGACGCGGCGGCACAAATCGCCAAGTGGGATATGACGAAGGAAACCGGATACAGCGACCAGGCAGACGTGCAGGAGGCACTTGTAAACGGTGAGATCACCCAGGACAAGGCAACGGAGATCTTGACGAATGCCGGATACAAGAACGCGGAAAGCACGGTGAAAACCTGGGCCTATGAGGCGGAGCACAGCGACCTTGTGGAAGCTGGCATTACCCGGACGCAGTATGAGGAGTATCTGACCAGCGGCGAACCCTACGGCGTGACGCTCAACGACTTTGTGGACGCAAAGACCTACTATAATAGCCTGGAAGGAGAAGAGAAGCAGTCTTATATGATCACCTACATCAACAGCATGAACACCACATCGGCGGAGAAGGACGCGATGTGGAACGTGTTCGGGTGGTCTACCAACACCAAGACCTATCGGAATCTTCCCTGGCATTAACAGAAAGGGGCGCGGTTAGAAATGCCGCGCCCCAGATGGTATGATGAAGAAAAACGAAAAGGAGGTGTCCCGATTGATTTTCCCGGCAAAGGAAGGGAAACCGCTGCTCATCGGCGGAGTTGGTGAGAATGACGCGCGGAGGATCCAATTTGACATAACCGAGTGGATCCGTAGCTTCGGAAGCGGCGGTACCGTGTATGTGCTCCACCAGCGGAGCGGAGACACCGCCCCCTATGCCTGCAAGGTGGAACGGAAAGACCAATTCGCGGAGTGGGTTGTCAGCGATACGGATGTTGCGGTTGCTGGCAAGGGCAAGGCAGAACTCCAGTATGTGCTTGATGGCGTGATTGCAAAGAGCATGACATTTGTCACCCTGACCAGGAAAACCATGAGCCAACCAGGAGACACGCCCAGTGCCTATGACGGCTGGATCGAGAACGTACTTGTCCCGGCGCAGAAAGCCGCAGAGGAGGCGGAGAACGCCACCAAGCAGTTGAATTCTGTCGGGGAAGAACTCAACTCCGCCGTGCAGGATGCAACCGAACTGAATGAGAGCCTGAACAATCTGCTGTCAAACGCAGACCAGATCCTAACCCAGCTGGGGGCCTATCCCCGGCATTACATCGGCCCAAACGACCCAGGAACCGGCCCGGTTTTGTGGTTTGAAACCCCTGATGTGGAAATCGTTGAGGAAACTGTGAATATGCCAACGTACAACTGTGCGGGGGCTGCACAAATCGTATTGGAAGAAACTGGAGACGCATTTGCGGTAAACAACACCACGGTAAGCAGCACAGTGACAGAGGCCGGGGTGTTCAACTTTGAGATCACATAAGTAAACAAGGAGGTTAAAGCAATGGCAACACCAATGGTAGCAGAGAAGAATGCGACGATTCAGGCACTTGTAGAAGGCGTTTTAACCGAGATTATGGTTAAGACCACCGGCACCCAAGTTTACATCGACGAGAACACCACCGTTTCCGCCAAGCTGGCGGAGATCATCACGGCACTTAACGGAAAGGCCACCACCCAGGACGTGACCGACGCAGAGGCAAGAGCAAAGGACACGGCCCAGGGCCTTGTCAACACCGCCATCGCAGAACTGATTGACAGCGCGCCGGAAACCTACGACACACTCAAAGAGATTGCCGATTATATTTCCAGCGACACCACCGCAATGGAGGCTCTTAATCAAGCCATTGCCGGGAAGGCGGACGCAAACCACACCCACGCGGCCTTTACCGGTGCCACATCCTCTAATGCGGGAACCGCTGGCTTTGTGCCTGCGCCCGGCACCAGTGACACCGGGAAATATCTCAAGGGAGACGGCTCTTGGGCTACTGTGCCCACCACCACGGTAGACACCAGCCTGTCCTCCTCTTCCACCAATCCGGTGCAGAACAAGGTCATTAACACCGCCCTGGCGGGCAAAAGCGACACCAGCCACACGCACAGCGCATTTACCGGGGCCACGTCCTCTTCCGCCGGTGCCGCTGGCTTTGTCCCCGCACCGGGAACCAGTGATACAGCAAAGTATCTCAAAGGAGACGGGTCTTGGTCTACTGTGCCCAGTGCCACGGTTGACTCTAGCCTCTCCACCACCAGTACAAACGCCGTGCAAAATAAGGTTGTAGCGGCGGCAATTGCCGCAAAGGGCACGGTTTACGTGTCCAGCACCCAGCCTAGCAACCTCGCCAGCGGTGACTTGTGGATCCAGATTGACTAAGGAGGTGGGATAATGGCAACCACAACAGTTGACGGCCAGATGCGATACCGGGACGCGAAAGGGAACGATTATTTACTAAACCCAAAGACAACGCTAGAGAACGTTGATGGCATCGACGAGGCCCTGAGCGAAAAGTCTGACACCGGCCACACCCATGCGGCCTTTACTGGCGCGACATCCTCCAAAGCTGGCGCGGCGGGGTTTGTCCCCGCCCCTACCACAAGTGACACAGCAAAATACCTCAAAGGAGATGGCACATGGTCGACCACCCCAACCACAACAGTCGCTACCTCTATCACATCAAGTGGCACCAATCCGGTAACGAGCAAAGCAATCTACAATGCCTTGTCTGGTAAGAGTGACACCAGCCACACGCATAGTGCCTTTACCGGGGCCACCTCTTCCTCCGCTGGCGCGGCGGGCTTTGTGCCTGCGCCGGGCACTAGTGACAGGACAAAGTATCTCAAAGGAGACGGAACATGGACAGCGGCACCGACAACAACGGTTGACAGCAGCTTGTCCTCCTCTTCTACCAACCCAGTGCAAAATAAGGCTGTATACAACGCCCTGGCGGGGAAAGCTGCATCAAGTCATACTCACGATATTAGTGACGTTACTGATCTTGAGTCAAGTCTGCAACGCGAAAACCTCTTGTATGGATCGTCGGAACTGTTCGGCGACGACTTTTTGCTCATTGACAATACAATACTTGGAGCAGCAAACCGGACGATTGCTTTTGTGGCGACATCCAGTGCTAAAAATGCGCCAGTTTCCGGGACTTTTTTAGGAGTGCGGAAAGTCTATATGATTTCTCCCGACCATTTTTTGGTCGAGATTGCTGAAGCTTACCCAAACCCCAGCAGAACGTGGAGAAACTTTTACAATATTTCAAGCTGGAGTGGCTGGGTAAGCACGAAAGGAAGCTAATAAATGACCGAAATTATTGTCGCCGTGATTACCGGCCTAATCACCCTTTCCGGGGTGCTAATCGCAAACCAAAAAAATCAGGCCGTCACCGAGACAAAGCTAGAAGAACTCACCCGCGAGGTGAGGGAGCACAACAACTTTGCGAAGCGAATGCCTGTCGTGGAAGAACAAATCAAAGTTATAAATCACAGAATCAGTGATTTAGAGGAGGCGCAGAAGAATGACTAAAGCATGGATTAAGGCGGCAGCAGTCCGAGCCGTAAAGACCGTGGCGCAGACCGCCGTGGCCCTGATTCCGGCGGCGGCAATGATCACAGATGTTGATTGGGTCACCGTGGTTGGAACCGCGCTGCTGGCGGGTGTGCTGTCTATCCTCACCAGCGTCGCAGGCTTGCCGGAGGTGGAGGAGTGAGTTACACCCTTTACACCCTCAAGGCCGCGTCCCGGTGCTACTCCGCCACGGCCCGGAGTGCTGGCGATATCAAGTATATCGTCGTCCACTACACCGGCAACCACGGGGACACGGCGAAAGGAAACGCCACCTATTTCAGCCCCAGCGGCAGCAACACCCGGTCAGCCGGTGCCCACTACTTTGTGGACGACACCGCCGTATATAGTTCCGTGCCTGACCTTTACCCCGCCTGGAGTGTGGGA